ATTTTCATGTAGTGAGTATATTGATAATATATTTTATTTTTATTTTAGTAATTGTATCTTAAAAACGAGGTGATGATAAATGAGTAATCCCGGACAACCCCCAATCAATCTAACTACTGAAAAGATGCAACGTTTAGTAGAGCATATTCAGTCTAATTTTGACGCACATGACGATGACGGAAATCTAGATTTGGAAAAATGTCAGAATAATGTTGCATATAACATTGGTCACATATACACGAACTATAATGGACTATTGTTGCAGGAGAGGCTTAAATTAGCTGATATTAAAGCTGACTTGGCCATAGTTCGCGATAAGACCTATCATGATATAAAAATGAAAAAGGCTGCTTATGATATAGAAGCAGCTGGATTAAAGATTAAGATTGATGGGTCCAAGGAAGTGGCGACTAAACAGAGGGAATATGATAAACAGGAAGTTTATGTAAAATTCCTTGAAAATGTAGTACGTCAAGTATCTTCTTACGCGACAGGGGTTAAAACCATGCTCTATCGAGAAGAGATTAGGTATAGATATAACCAATAAAAAAAGGCGCTCATCTGAGCGCCTTTTTTATTGTTATAGACCACTTGCATAATCTGATGGAATATGAACTCCCCACCTATCATAGATAAGAGTGAAGTTAAAGTTCATAATTGAAGCACTTTCATAAGAAAGGTCTCCACCTGTTACAGCTTTAGGCCATGCGTTGAAAAGATGTACTTCAAGAATTACATCTCCTGTCATCCAGTTGTAGAGTTCAATTTTTACAGTCTGGTTACGGAGGATTTGACTAGTTGGATTTTCAGAGTCTTTGTGATTACCAAGACCTAGACGTAATCCAGTCAAATTCATTCTATCCGTAACACCATCTTCTTGTAGTAGAATGCCAGTGTTAAGACACGCTTGTTCCCAAGCCAACATTGCTTCATATGCTCGCATATCCTCTAAGAGAATAGTTTGATATTGTTGCTCCCCACCAATTGTTGCATTAATAGGATGTTGAGAAGGAAACCCCATATACCAATGCTGGCCTTCCGTGATAGTAATATCAGGAATTTTAGCAGTTTTGATATGTAGAGCAAAGTCATCCGTACCTTCTTCGCCTTGACTGAACTGGTCACCGTTTGTCACGGCAATGCCAGTTGCAGCAAAGATAGTATCGGTAAGTAACATTCTCCAACGGGTGTTTCTTACTGGGTCTCTTAAGTTGTCTATTGCACTTAAGAAGAACAGTTTTGTTTGATTACTGAAGTCAGCCATTTTAGATTACCCTCCTAAAATCGTATTAGTAACATCGAGGTCTGCGCCAGTTCTTTGAACCGTAGTTCTAAGAGTGATATACTCAGCCGCTCTTGTTGGTTGAATAACAACATCTACAATCAATTGATTAGAATCAATGATATCAGGTGTGTTATTGGTTTCATCACAGATTACTTTACCAGCGGTTATACCCTGAGGGTTAGCTGATTTAATCAATTCCAATTGAGCCTGTAGGTCCGATTGAATATTGTTTCGTAAAGCCGCAGTGTTAAGTTGAAATACTTTGTAATCGAGATAGTTTTCGAAACGTTTATGTATACCAGCAATAAGCATAATCACATTCATTCTATTCAGAGCACTTCCGCGTTTAAGCATTGTTTTCTGTCCATAAATGAATTGGCCTTGGTCATTCACACGAGTTGGATTAATATTAGCATCGTATAACTTAGCGATGTCAGATACTGGGTCAGCAGCGTAGTTATAGCTACGAAGGTATTTCTGTCTCAAACTATATTGAGCAGGAATACGACCTGTGTTATAACCTGCAGGCGGTAACCAGTATACATTACCGGCTCTGTTAAGAGTGATAATAGCACACACTGAGATTGACTTAACACCTTGTACATTCAATTTGGTATAATCCGCATCGAAGAAAATGTCTCGTCCATCAAAAATACCACCCCAACGAGAAATCTCACCTTGGGAACCAACACCTACCATTTTACGCAATGCTACGTTAATGTCAGGTGCATCTACTCCGTCAAATATAGAGAACAAATCTTTACGTTTTTCACAAACGTTTAGCATGCTATCCATAACATTGTAGTCAATTTGTTCAAATCCTCTTACGAAGAGGTTCTGAATTGCAGTACCAGCGGAGATAAGCATATCGGCATTTGCATTATCACGGTCAAGGAACAAGTTCCAAGATTCAGCTAATGCCGCAGAGTTTCTATTCTCAATTGGGTTATACTGCCAAACAGCATCATTTACAATTGCAGGGTCAGATTCATTAAATGCAATCTGAGCAAACTCACTTGTGATTATACCGTCTTTAACACTTTGTGCAAGGTCAAATGCAGAATCTTCTGTGGCTGCTTGTAATGAAGCGTTTTGATTAATTTGGAAAGTCCATCCATTTGCAACGTCATCTGCTGAATTACCAATGTATAGATTGACATCATTCACAACGAATGGTACGATTGTCCCAGCGAAGTTGTAAGTTGTCCCAGCAAAGAAGTATTCACAGAACAAGAAGAATCTTGCAGCTTGGAATCCATCTGAAGTTAGACGGAATACTCTTTCGTCGTCACCATCAAAGTCAACGTCTATATAGTCTTCATTCGCAAGTCCAAGTGATAAGAATGTTCTACCAACGGTAGAGTCAAGCATGATATCATTTGTTGTCTCAACAAGTTTAACTGTTGCTCCAAATGTTACTACGTCAGCTGGTACTGGTGTAGTGTCTGGAACGTGAGTGAAGAAGAAGAAATCATTACCATTCTGAATTACTTCAGGAACGTTTAGTCCAAGTACACCTAAGAAATCAACTTGCTTACCGTTATTCATTCCCGGGTCTACAAAAGCAGTCCCACCTTGAGTTTGAGTCAAGTTTGTGATTTGGAATGTACCTGCATTAGCAAGAGTAATTTCAAGTCCAACTAATGTAACAGTATTAGATGTTAAATTAACTGATGCTACATTGTAGATGTCACCAGCTGTAATGCCACTTGGAAGTACAGTCAATCCAGTCTCATCGAATACGTCAGAGAAAGTAACTTGGTCACCTACTGCAAAACGACTCGCATCAGCAACTACAATTGCACCATTTCCAACGGTTACGCCATTTAATCCATCAAAGAAGCTTCGTACTATAACATTATTCAATCCAGCAGTTGCCCACTGTACTATCATACCAAGATTAGTTGATGAGATATTTACTAGAAGGCTATATCCTGTGTTTACTCCAGTTGGATTAACAATAACTCCACCATCATCTACTAAAGCAATTGAATTACCTGATACATAACTAACTACATAATCAGTAGGTACTGGATTAGTAATAACAAATCCCGGAATAGCATTGGCATCAAATTGTACTGTATCACCAACTGTGAATAATCCACCGTTTTCTACTGACCATGAAACATTATTAAATGTAACACCTGCGGTCGAGCCCGGAGTCAATACATCAACGTTAAATAGCTTTACTCTAAACAGAACTGTATCTACTTCAGAAACTGTATAGTTCCCAGTAGGTAGCTGAGTTAGGTCCGAAGTAGCGCCGACGAATATTGTATCGCCTACTGCAAATTCAGTAGTGAATGATGTATCGAGGGTAATCCAACCATCAACAGCAACTGCAGCCGTATCAAATGTATCAGAATAGAATTTACTTGTAGCTTCAGATTTAATTACCGGAATCCCAATAGGTCCAATATCATTTACACCTAATGTTGAAACAGCATCTTGTCCAATAACTACGTAATCATTTACAACTTCAGTTCCATCGGAAAGAAGTACTTTAAATGATTCAGTACCGGCAACTGTATTTTCAACGGTATCAGTAACTGTCAATGCAGCAAAATATAATGCATCAACTATACTACCAACAAATGTCTCTCCAATAATTTTATACTCAAATGTACTAGTAGTAGCAACAGCAGTTACTTCAAAAATACCATTTGCTAATGGTTCATCAACAGATGCTAATTGTGCATTTTCGATGTTAACTAAATCACCTACTACCATTCCATGAACAACACTAGTAGTTACAGTAACTAAAGTATTAGTTATATCATCACCAGTTCCGGTAGCAGTTGATGCCATATTAGATGCAGTTAATGCAAGAGGAACTTTATCGAGTACAAAAGTACCGAGTTGTTTACTTGCCATACCACGAGCGGCAGTTTTAACTTCTAAGTAATCTACGCCTGACTGAATTGTATCTTCATTGATATATACAGCACCATCCTGTTCAGGAAGTGTAGTATTGGCCAATGATGAATCAGTGTATGTGAACATCTTAGCACCAACCACACCAACTACTGTACTGCTACCATTAAAGCTTGTAGTTCCAGTTATATACACAGTATCACCGATTGATAATCCATGAGTATTTTTTGTAATTACTGTAACTTCACCAGCTGTTAGTGTTATACTAGAAATATCGAAACGGTCACCTGCGCGTCTTGCTGCAGTTGGGTCACTATTCATAATAGCAAATAGAGATACCGCATCACCGTCATTACCGTTAGCATCCTCGAGT